ACAGTGATTGAAGCGCCAGCAGCTTCATCAACAACATCTACTGAAGGTGCAAATAACATTGTATCGTCTGTTACCTGGACAAGTAATGCAGAACTATTATTGTTTGCAGACGTACTAGCGCCAGTAATAACAACCTTTTGCCCTACCTTAAAACCTTCTTTTACAAAGTTTGCAGCACTATCAACTATTCTATCATTATGTTCTAAGCCAGTAGCGCTTGGATCTCCTTCAGCAAAGCTAAGTGTTGTTCCTGTCATACTGGGCATTAATTCAGTTCTGCCAGCTGTATTTTCTTGAACAGTTGCTGTTACAGTTGTTGCATTTGTAAATGCAGTAATCTTTGCAAATCCATCATGTAATTTAACTAATCTTCCAACATCTGTTGAAGCAAACAAATCGGCACTTGCTGTAATTGTTACACTTCCGGTTCTACCATTAGCCGTTAATGTTGTTGACGTAGTATTAGGATCTTGCATAGGACCACGCCTAAAATCTACAGCGGTGAAGGTCCATGCTGTATGGCTTGTCCTGGTTATTTTATAAACTGGGTGCGATGGATGTACTAAATACATAACATCTGCGCTTTGTGTAAACTTAATTTGTGCTACTTCAGCCGAGCTGTAAACTGTTGCAACCTCAACGGCAGAGCCGCCACTTGATACAGTTCCACCATCCTTATGTATTCTAAAATATAAATTACCAAATTCTAAAATGTAAGCTTGCTCAACATTAAATTCAAAAGGTATTAATCTTGTTGCATTAGCACTGGCTTTTACTGTGTTTACGTAAATTGTGCCAGGCCTTCTGCTTGCACCACCATGAGGATGCACTGTAAAGTTTTGCATGGTCTTAGAACCATTAAAATACTTACTTATATCAGTGCGGCCATCTAGCCTTGGCGATAGCTCACCAGCTGTAAAATTATTTAAGGTTGGTGAAGCCTTGGCCATTACAACCTCGCATTAATAAATGTATTAGCAGCTAATACTTCACTATCAGTTATGCTTGCAGTGTTTGTGGTGTTTCCTTCTGTAGCATCTACAAACCTAGCTTCTGTAAGTTTGTTTCTATAAAGATCATACATTGTTGCAGTCAATGTAGTACTACCTATCAAAGCATAAGCAACATCAGCAGCTATTGCTGCTTCGATGGTATTAATTAATAATTGATCGTATTCATTAGGATCTAATTTTCTTGCAACATAAATTAGATCTACTGAGCTTTCATCAGTAAGAAGCTTACGGCCTTCAATTTCAAATTTAATTTCTGGATCTGAAAGTTTTAAAACTCTTAAACAAAATGGATCTGTAGGTAATGTAAATTGATATGAATATGTAAAACTAGGAGCTTCAGAGTCAGCTGCTAAAGTTTGTCTTGATATTAAACAGTTCCAAGGATGCGCTCTAAAAACACTATCCCTTACAGATCCATATCGCTGATTACATATTCTGCCAGCCTTACTATCTTCATTTAAAGCAAGGATAGTAGATGCGCCTATCATATTTAATGCTGAGTTACATATATCAACCGCAGAAGCCATTATTAATTCCTATAAAAAAGGCAACGCATTTCTGCGCTGCCCTGGTTGTTAGTTTATAACGTATTCAATAATGAATGACATTGTACCAGCTGTACCGCCAGTTGCATTGAATGTAGCCGCTACATAATACACACCAGTTGGATCAGTGCTATCACCAGCAATGGTGTAAACCTTTTGTCCAGCAGTGTTTATGTCGGCTGCTTCAAAACGAACATCTGTCATTGCTCCAGCATCTGCGACACTACTTGCAAAACAATCTTCGCTTTTTACAACGCCAGCACTTGTGTATAGACCAACATTAAAGGTACATGAGCCACCAAAGGTGTCTGTGCCTATTTTTAATGATGTAATACTGGCATGAGTTGGTATTGGAGCAAGCATAACAATATCATTGTCTGTGCTATCTCCAGCAGCTAGCTCTATTGTGCCTTGTGCTATACGAGTAACACCTTGTAAAAGGCTTGCATCACTCATTGTATAGTTGGCTTCAAAATTGGCTACGAGATCAGAATTTAATGTTGTCATTTTCTATCTCCCTTTAAGCTGATTCATCACAAAGGACTGAAACCACTTTAGCTTCTTCCATTCGTGTTGCACCAAAAGTTGAACAATAAAAGACTTGTGTGCTGTAACTCTTATCAGCACGCTCATCAATTTTCGCCATAACATCTTTCCCTACAGCAAGCTTGATCCCATCTTCAGCCCAAGCAAAGCAAGTTCTGATATTGGATGCTACAGCTAACCTGGTAGACATTATGAATTTAAAACCCATGAATGTGTCTACTTCACCAGCAACAAGCGCCTTAACAGTATTAAAATCGCTTGATGTGATTTGTGTAGTACCAAGTAAAGCTTCAACTTGTGCTGGAGCTACGGCAATATATCTAGGAATAGATGGATCTACAGAACCTTCATCCAAGATTTTCTTTGCGCTTATAAGCTTTGCTATAGTTAAATCAGCTGAACCATGAGCAATAATATTCCCAGCATCCATAGCTGTATCTGTACTACCACTTGATCCAGTTTTTGATGTACCAGTAGCAGCAGCTATGATTGAATCATCCATTGATCTGCCCATTGCAGCAGCAGCTGCTTGAGCATATGTAGATGTAGGATCTATTAACATTCTCACTTTGTCAGCATCATCAATAAGATCTGCCCACTCATAAGTGTCCATAGTTACCATTCGTCTTGAATGAGGTGTATCAAGAATTTGTGTATCAGCGTGTCTGCTAGTTCGCTTAACAGCTGCAACACTTCCAACTTGATCGAAAAATGCTTTCTCACCAGTTACGGATTCTTCTGATACAGAACCACGAAGCAAAGAACCTCTTTGCTGCGATAATAACTGTACGTTAGAACTAAACTGATTAACGAAAGCTGTAGTGATTTGTGAACTCATTTCACTTTCTCCGTTAGTTTAAGATTAAAATTAAAACGCTACCTGGTGAATCCAGACGTAAGTTATTTGGTGTTGCGAGGGCCTTTGCTTATCTCGACTACTTTGCTAGTGCTTTTTTTTGAAGGGCCATTTGGCTTATCTCCCTTTTCGCACCATTGCAAATACTTGTCAGCTCTATCTAGTGGATCATCTATAATCCTACCAGACCCAGTTTCGAGTACCATTCTCAAAACTTCAAGCCTAAATTCTTTTTCATCCATTATACCATTTCCCTATATCTCATAGCTTCATCGACATAAAAACTATGTTGTGGGTGTTTTGCATCCCAATAAGGCGTATCTGGTGCAGTAAGCTCAGATAACTTTTCTGAAGCTTCGCTTGGCGATAATCCACCAGAGGTTTTAACGCCAGCTAGTGTATCTTCACCCATTTTTTCTTTCATATATTGTCCAATATTGACCATTGTTTTAATAATTGCTGGATGATCGCCTAGTTTCATACCATTACTAAGTGTTAAATCTTCAAATTCTTCTACTGGTATAGAGCTAAAATTCTCTAAAACGCCTTTTCCTACAGCCATTCTATCGTCAAAAGCCTGGCCATATTCCTTTTTTAAATCTAATGCTACCTTGTTTATCTCATCTTCAGTAACACTTGCTGATTGCTGGACCTGGCTTCCACTAAATTCATTATATTTATTTAATAAATTTTGAGCTTGGTGCGGCAATAACCCTACTTCATGTGCTGTTTTTTTAAACCAATTAACCATATCAGCATTTTCTGATTGGCCTTCTGCTAGTTTATTCTCTAATTGGTAATCGTCAGCACTTGCTGGCCTACCTACTTTATCATAAAAACTATTCCAATCGTCTGATGTGGCAAATTTACCAGGCTTCACAACCTTATCTGCACCTATCATAGACTGTGCATTAACATATGATTTTGCTAACGACCCAACATCCTGGATAGTTTCTAATGATTTATGACTTCTAATATCTTCTGGAATTTCTGAGCGCCAATCACTAACTGGCTGCGCAGACGGAGCTTGTCCAGTATCTACTGGAGCTTCCGCTACCTGGGCTTCTTCACTCATGTTTCTACTATGTCCTCTCTAGTTTTTGGTTCTTGCAGCATTGATAATAAAAATAAGACTACAGTACGCTGCCCTTCTCTGTAGGCTGTTTCGTTTGGATCTACTGAGAATGTAGACCCATGAATGTGATACCTAGATTGCAAATCTTTCATTACAATCTGTCCATCTTTGCTATTTAAAAGTGTTTTGTAAGCGGCTCTTAAATCTTCTATCTTCATCAAACAACACCTAAACCTTGTGCAGCTTTTAGAGCTGGAGCGGCATTGCCAGCAGCTTCTGCCACTTGTTGTGCTTGTTGTAATTGTTGTTGTTCAGCTTGCCTTTCAGCTCTTTGCTCACGAATAGCAGCAACCTCTTCATCACCTCTAACAGCTGTTGCTGGAACAGATAAAGCTCGTATCATATGTTTAGTCAATCCATCACTATCAACATAATCCATAATACCTCTATCTATTTGCATTATAGGACCTAGTAATTCAAACAATCTGATTGCAGATTGAACATCACCCATACGCTGCGCTTTAGCTAAAGGACTTACATACTCAATATTAATATTACCATCCTGGATAAATTCTGGCGCAGTTCTAAATAATTGTTTTCTTGCAAGGATATTGTAAGTTCTAGTAATCAATGGCTGTAGCAATTCAGCTTGCAGTCTCCCTAATACTGGCCCAAGTAATCTCATCTTTTCTTCAGTACGCTGCACAACTTCTGTTGCTGTCATTTGAGGGCCTTGACCTAAAATTAACTGGTCAACGTAGAAAGCTG